TTAACAAAACATACTCTAAAGGCGCATTTGTAGCCCTGCTATCGAAAGATTTTATAATCTTTGACGATACGACTATATTATTAATTAAGTCGTGTACTGCCTTGCGAATGTATTTATCTGGGTTAACTGTTACCATTCTCCAAATATACTAAATTTTCTTATTCATTCTACTTAATAATTTTTCTAAGTTTTTAACGTAATCTTTTTTACCCTTAATCCAAGAAGGATATAAAAAAGGTTGTGGATTAACACCCGCGCCAAGTATTTTAGCAAATATAGGATAGGCAAATTTTTCATCTATTCCTTTTGCTCTACACCAAACTTTTATAGCTTCTAATCCTTGTTTAAAAGTTCCTTGTTTAGCACCTTTAAAACTATTTGCCATTTCTTTAAATTCAGCAGGAACATTTACCTTTGTGCCTGTTCCAAACTCCATATAAGCTCCGTATAATTCATTTACAGTTACTTTTCTTTGTAATGGTTTTGGTTTACTATGCGAAATGCTTTGAGCCAATTTACCGAAGTTTTTAGGTGCTAATTTCTTTGCGTCGCTTTCAATCTGAAATGCTATAGCCTCGGTTTCTGCATCAATCATTTTCTCGGCATCTTTACCGAACTTTCGCAAATCAGAAATAACACCTTGAACGCCTTTAACTCCCTGTGATGCCATTAGCTGTTATATTAGTTTCTCTGAATAATTCATCATTGTATCGAATATCGTTTACAACATACTTTTTTGAACGGTACATTATAAATAAATTATCAATATTGTTTGGAGTTATTTTATCAGTAGAACGTATTTTAAAACTATAATTGTTTTTAATATCACTTGATCCTACTTGTGCGTCTCTAAAAGCTGAATTTTGCTTAACTTCTGACCAAAACGAACCTATCAACACATCGGCAGGAATAGTACCTCCAAAACCATCAGCAGTAGATGTTGTTTGGTATATTTGTATTTTACGGTTGTATTGTCTAGCTAACATTATATAAACCTTTTATTAATATCAATTACTTGCATTACGCTTTCTGGAATTAAAGTAGTATTAACTTGCTTTTCACTTTCGTAATACCAAACTTTAATCATTTGTAATCCCGCTTGTATTAAATCGTCAGGCACTTCATCAACTCCATAACCTACATTTAAAGTAACTGTTTTTACATCAGGATAAATAGTAAATAAAGTATAATCTACTTTAAAAGGTGCTGGATCAGTTACGATTGAATTTATAGGATAATCATATACTTTTACTTGACAACTACCGTTATATATTTTATCTTGAGCAAACATAATGTGATTGGTTCGTTTCTCGATAAAACGCAATGCACCGTTAATCATTGATGTAATTAAAGCATCATCGTCAGTAAAATCTTCATCAACTTTTAAGTAGTTCTTTGCGGTTTCAAGTGTTATAACATCTATGTAAGCCATTATTTAGTCTTTTTAGGTTTCACTTCATGCCATACAGCAAGTCCTTTTTTTACTGCTCTTTCGTTTCTTTCTTGTCCTAAATCTTGAATGCTATCTATCGGCAAATTGCATTTCTTTATGATTTTAATTTCCATAGTGTAAAATTTATTTATACAAATATAGTTAAAAATAATTGTGTATTAAAAATATAATTATATATTTGCTCTATAGTTACGGTCTGAAACTTGGTAACTGAAAAACATTAGCCTTTTAATTTGAGTAAAGCATCAGACCCTTTACAATATAATTGAAAGGCATTTTTAATTTAAATTAACAATGGCAATAATTACAAACAGAAAATTAGAAAAAGATTTTTACAAAGACATGCAAAAAGTATATGAAATACTTAAAAAGTACGGATGTGTAGATTTAGATGTAAAGACAATTAAATACGGGATTATCCCTGCAAAAGAAATTCCTGCCCAATATACTTTTGTATTACACGTTAATTTTAATAAAAGATAATAAAAAACCCTTGCATTACTACAAGGGTTAAAAAACCAAAAAACTATGAAAGAAAAAAAACTATGCTACGTTTCCGAAATCTCCTAAGATAAATGCTGTAGGCATATCGATTCCAAGAACAACTCTTTGCTCAATACGAGCAGTGATTAAGTTCTTAGTAACGTTGTCAGCATCTTGTTCAAAGAACTCAACGGCTAATCCATCAACTGCAATTTTCTTAGCATAAGACCAGTCACCCATTAAATACTTATCTACAGGCATCCAAGACGCTTTATAAACAGGTACTCCGTTTATTGCTAATCTACCGTTAACGAAAGTTACGATACCTGGCAAAGAGTAATCATTTGGTTTAGTAATTGCAATGTTAGCCCAATCTTTAGGGTTCAATACAATTCCTGTTACATCGTAATCAATAGCTTCCAAAGAACCCATATCGTCAACTAATTGCTCTACATCAACTGTCTTTGCAGTAGTTGAAGCGGTTGCTGCGGCAGCTAATGCAGTATAAAACTGTAAATTCTCAGCTTTAAAATAATCTCTGCGTAATGCAGTAGGTAAAAATGATTGCAAGAATGGTAAATCCTGAGCCATTTGTTTACTGTAACGTGTGAAACCAGATAAGTAAGCAGCGTTAAATGTAACTGCTGTTAAATCATAATCTTTTTGTGATTTACTTGCCCCCTCTGTTTGAGTAGAAATAGAACCTTCCGCTCCCGTTTCACGGTAAATAACATAAATACCAGTTGCGCTGTTTACTGTAGGTACTAAATCAGAAAAGTTAATTTTTTGACTTGGAACGATTGAAACACCATCTTGAACTGTCGCTACTGCTGATCCTGTTAAGTTTGTTGCAATAGTCATGTTCCCAACTGCTTTAGTCTCAATTCTTGCGCTTCTACCTTTAGTTACTTTAGATACTGAATCAAAGTTATCTTTTAATTCAGCTTGTAAAATAGCATCGTAAGATTTAATTTCAACTTCAGTTCCTTTTTCTTGAAGTTTCAAATCAAGTTTATCAGCGTGTGCTTGAATAGCTGTTAAATCAGCTTTTAATGCGATTACATCAGCATCTTTTTCAGCTTTCATTTTAGTTTCTAATGCATCAATAAGTCCTTTTACTTCTGCTGTTTGCTCAGTTGCTTTTGTTTCAACTTGTGCTTTAATGCCCTCTAAGGCTGTTTTAATTTCTAATGCTTCCATCTTGTTAAAGTGTGAAATTCGTTAATAATTTTAATGACTCTGTAATAATCGGCTGTTCATTCAAAGTGTCATCTTCTGACGGCTCATTAGAAAGTGATTTTAATATTGTTTCAATTTGTCTTAGTCTATCATCAGAATAGTCCAAATTATATGCTTTTGTTAGTAATTCCATAAAGCCATAATGTGACTGTATGCTTTTAATACCTTGTACAGTACTTAGTTCATTTGCTCCCCATGAAGAAAGAAAAGAGTATTCCATTAGCTTATATTCAGTAATGATTTTACGGTTATTTTTATCTCTTTGAAGAACTTGATATCCTATACTTAATTCTGCGTTTAATCCATTCTCATGCATTAATTTCACATTTGAAAACATATCTTTACCTATACTTGTATTTAGGTTGAATTTAGTATGAGTAAGAAGACCGTAAGTGTCTTTAGTATCGATAAGTAAAGGCACACCAACCATCATAGTTGGATTGTGGTCTTTTAACACTCGAATTCGTTTAAAATTCTCTTTTACTGTTTTTTCAAATGAACCAATACCAGATATATCAGTGTCTGAGTCTTCATTATTATAAGCATTAGCATAAGCTAAAACCTCACCTTTAGAGTCATTTAAATCTTTTAAACCGTATGATAATTGTTTGAAATCCATAATACTAAAAATTATTAATTCGTTCAGATAATATACCCCAATATAACTCCATAAATAAAAATTGTCTATTAAGTCTTTTTTGTTCTTTTTGATCTATTGTTTTAAATATAGGATTTGTGTCTATAAATAATTTTAAGGCATTTAATTTAATTGTTAATTCTTTTGTTTCTTCAATTACTCTTTGTTGGTGAGGAATTAAAGAATCTTCTCTTACTTGATACTCCATTATGTATTTTGTTTTATTATTAACATTCCATCTGCATCACGCTTAGGAATAAATGCAACCGTACATCTACAATTAATTACATTACCCGGACTTGCTTTAATATCTCCAGGGTACTGTATATTTTGACCTCCTACAAAGAAAGGCTTTTCTAAATCTTGTTTTTGTCCGTTCATATCTAAATGATCGAAAGGCGTTATGCGTGTTCTATTATCTTGTACACTAATCCACATCTTTTGCATTACCAAATCGCTTTCTTCTGCTGCTTTCATAGCTGCAAAGTTACTTGCGCTTGTAGTTTCAGTTCTTGCAATTCTTAACGCTTGCCATTTATAAAAACTTTGTGATTTACTTATTAATGAATAAATAGCATTCTGCAAATCTACAATAGTAGCGTTTTCACCTAAACTATCTTTAATCGTTTTTATAATGTCACTAGCTAAAGTATCTCTTACGCTTGTAATCTTAACACCTCCATCTGTAGACAAAAATAGTAAAATTTCTCTTAACAATAACTCATTAAATAAAACATTTGCTTTTTTTACCTTTTCAATCTCTTTATTAATTCTATTACCGTGAGCAATTCCTATTGTTTCATATAATTCACGGTACATGGAATATACTTGTTCTTTAGTGATATTTGATTGAATCGTTGCTTCGTAAGTGTTTAAAGATACATTATTAAACGGAATACCACGTAACATATAACTTACGTGCTTTTGTACGATTCTATACGCTTTACGTTCGTAGATTCTATGTAGTTTTAGGTAGTTCATTAAATATTTGCATCATTCATTACTCCCTCGCTTACATCGTCAATCCTTTGAACATTAGTAGGCATCCAAACAACATTCATACCGTCATCTTCTAAAGTCTCATAACCAAACACCGTTCTTTTTTCATTAGGTGTAACAGGTATTAAATTCAATGCTTCGGCTTGTATTTTCATATCAACCTGCATTTCTGGTAATTCTGTTACATCCCATTCAATTATAGAGTTTTCATAACCTTTGAAACGCTTAATAAAATCTTTATTCAAAGCGTCTTGCAATAATACTAGGTCAGGTTTAATATCATCAGTAATCAACTGTTTTCTTGCGTCTGAATTATCGTTGTTAGATAATGCTCCAGAAGTGTCTTTATTAAGTAATTTAGAAGGGAAGTTTAACACATTGCAAATAGTATCTCTATCCCATGCTAAATAATCAAAAGGTTTTAATTCGTCTGTTGTAAGTGATATTCTTTGAAATCCTACTTCACCACTTGCGCCTGCTATTTTGCTCAAACGCTCAGGGCTTGCGTCCATTTCAACAAGTTTCTCTTTCATAGAAGCAGCCTGCTCATTAGTCCAAGGGGTCCCCTTTCCATAAACAAAACCAAAAGCTCCAGCAGATTGCAATGTTTTTATATTTGTGTCAATTGCAGAGTTTTGGCTGTTTATATTTCTTAATGCTGAACGCAAAGGACTCATGCCGTATAAGTGAGAACCTTGTAAATCAAAGTTAGGATTGCTATATTTAACATGAATAATATCTTTAGCCATAAACTTAATAGACTGATTCCCTTCAATCAATAAATAATGGTCTATAGGATTTTCAACTGTCAACATACCAGCATTAGGCTTTAATACTATTTGCATTAAGTGAGCAGGTAGCGCATAAACCATCATTGGAACATTAGCATTAGCTCCATCTTCTGGAGACATAATGTATAAATAATAGTTCCCTGTAATCTTCATGTATGTTTTATACAATGCCCAAATATCAGCCCACGTTTGAGTTGGATTTGGCTGTTCTAATGGGAACTTAATTTCTTTATCAGAGTATGCTTTTAATTCTAATGATTTCTTTTTAACCGTTTGAAGTAGTGATAAATTACCTTTTGTGGATAATTCCAGAGACTGTAATTTTCTGTATTGCTCTTTATCTTCAATTTCTTTAATACAATACGGAACTGATACTGTTTTTACAGCCTGTTTATTTATAATAGCATAAACATCTGGATTTGTATTATATCCTTTTTCTAAATAAGTTTTGTTATGCGGGTCATAATTAGTAAATCCACCTCCTAACCATTGAAAAAAAGCGTTATTAAATACGTTTTTTATATCTGTCTTTCCGAAAAGTCTCTGAATAATGTTTGCCATACGTCAAAAATAATAAAAATAATGTTAGAAAAAGAAAAAATCTTGTTTAAAGCAGAAATACATAC